TGATTCTGACATTCGTAATCAAACTTATCTAAATCACTCATTTTTAATCGGAGTAAAGAGCTCTTTCACGCTGGCCAGCAAACCTCTTACTCCTTTCTGATCTATTCTACCTTGTTATCCATCTGTTCCTTGTACATCCGTCCAGCCATGCGCACAAGATAGTGATTCAAGGCTTCTGCAACGCTAACACGATGTTTGGTGCAGTATCTGTCAACATACCGTTTAAAGTCCTCGTTTTCGGCGTACAGGGCGGTATAATCAATGTTATTCATTTTTGCATCACGCTCCTTTAAGATTTCATCCAAGCAGTCATTCCATCCTATCTTGTATGATGGCATTTTACCGCCTTTTGCATAATAATCAGAATTGTATTTTCCACACACTTCCATCTTTTCCGGCAGTTCCCGGAGCGGACACCAATCTGGTCTTTCTCCGTAGCATCCACCATTTATCGGAATCGTTTTTCCTGTAATAGCACAGTCGTAAAGAGCATCATCTTTATAACTAGGATATCTGCAATCACAATTTTTACAGGTTTCCGGCATATCCATAACCAATACTGCTTTAGCCATACTTCACACTCCTTCCGGCTTTTCGCATCGTTCAAATTCGATAACCCACACCCAAGGGTTAGCATTCCAACCGTAACGATCTAGGTCGGATTTCTTGATGGTCGAATCCCAGATCTGCATAAATTCAATCTGTGGAGGTACAATCCATCCAGTATTCATACAGTCGGTGCATCCGAACGCTCCTGCATTTGTATGGTGGCAGTTTTCTCCTTCTGCTCCTTCTTTGATCGCTCCCTCTACGGTAATGCTCTGCAACCGCTCTACTCTTACATCCGTAACTTTCAGCCAGATACGAGCTGCTTCTTTCGGCATGTGGATTGATGGACGCTTAGCCCAACTATAATTCCACCCCGTTTCTGGCTTTTCGTCTGATGCAACGTACTTAAATTCACTGCACCATACTGCTTTTGTTTCTCCGTCAACATCCAAGTAATGCCCTGTTTTCTGCCATACAGTTTCCCGGACATACAGGATGTCGCCCGGACAGATAGGACAGGTTCTCTCCGCTGTACTTAACTGTTCCATCTGTTCCTTATCAGCAAAGTTATGTACTGCATAAGTCCGCCTATCAGCATTGTAAAAATCCATATCCGGTACGGTATACTCATTTGCATCTTTGCATATACGCCGGGTGCAGGTCTTCAGCCCGTCCAGAATTGCCAGAACCATTTCTGTGTTGAATAAAATCGTTTTAATTGCCATCTATTTCACCTGCCTTTACAATCTCCAACAAATCATCTACCAAATCCTTGACTTCGTACATCATCATAGTGTCGTAGGATTTTGACTGCTGATCTGCTGTTTTATTTCCGTACTTTGTACATTCTTTAAGGAATGCTGTGCGTTCTTCCAACTGATGCAAAACTCTGTCCGGGTCGTAGGCGGTCGGCTGCTCATTCACTTCATCAATAATGCTATTAGTAACATCGTAGGCTGTCATATATCCGCAGATAGCTTCATTTGTCGCTCTTTCTTCTAGTACTTTAACCAATTCGCCTTCGTCAATCAGTCTTCCCATCGTTCGCCCTCCTCTCAATACACTTTCTGCCCGCACCCGCAATATCCCGGATAAGGCATTAGGTTATGACACTTTGGGCAGAAGTATTTTCCTTCAATGAGTTCCCTTGAAATCGCTGTCTGCTTCTCCACCGCCGCCCGGCATTCTTCCAGCGTTCCGATTGCGCGATACTGTTTCACTTCTTCCAAGAGTAACACTTGTCGGCATAGTTTCTCGTAATCTTTTTCCTTGTCATACTTAATATCCACTAATAGTTTCTTATCCGCCATCACGCATAGTAGCTCGTACCAGCTTAATCCATGTCGACTTGCTAATTTCTCCAAAGTCTGTCCATGATTTTCCATTGCCTGTTTTTCATGCGGTGCAATTAAATTCCAGTCTATAGATTCATTTGTTCCTAAAATTGGGAATTTTTTCTCACTCACAACCGCACCTCCAACAGCTCCGGGTTATCAATCATGTTGCCGATCACTTCAAAATTCTCTGAATCAAAATCATCCAGTTCCTCGTAGTAATCACAGCCCGGCTCATTCGTACACCATCCGTTTTCATGCCACACGACACGCTTTCTCGTCTCATCTTCTGGAAACTCATTGTCGATATGCCCTGAAAGAATGTCATTCTCCCAGATCAGCTTGCCGTTCTTATCCTTAAGTCCGGTGCACTGGCAAATGGTGGATGGGTCGACCTCATGCATGCCATCTTCATTTCCATATTGTCCAACGCAAACATCTTTGATTTTGTAAACAGAATGTACTAAATCTCCTTCCACCCATTCACCGTTGTCTTTCCGCTTTGCACGGAATAAATATCTATCTTCCATCCTTTTCCTCCATTTCTTTCAGCTTGGCTTCGGCTTCCTCTTGTGATAAAAACCATATTTTCTTGTACATTTTTTCTGACAGGATTCGGTCTGTAGCATATTCTCGATCCTTATCACACTCCATGTACCATCCTTTTTCTGTAAAAGTAATCAAGGCTACTTTCTGATGATAAACTTTGTTGTTCTCCGGGTGCAGGCTTAAAATATTTAATTCACAATTGACTTTGCTAGGAATTATATATACATCTGAGCCAATTCCACACGGCAACTGCAGAAGCAATCCCTGCTCCTCGGCATCCTCATAATATTTCAATTTTTCTCGCAAATCAGCCATAGCCCATAAATTGCGATAGAACAATGCTAAAAGTTCTATTGTACTTTCTATTCCTACCGACAGCATGGAATCCATATAGTCGTCAACTTCTTCATCTGATAAGTCCTTAAAATCTTCACCGCAAATATCTTTGGCAAGATTTCTTACAAGCAACCTAATATCAACATCCAGATTATAATCTCTGTATCTGGCATTGCGCTCATCATCTGCATAGCAGCTATTATGTGCCAGCTCGATCATCGACATGTCAGCCACGCTTTTATTTGTCGTTAATCTCTCCATGTTGCTTCCTCACTTTCTGCTTTTCCTTTTCCTCACATGGCTTACAAAGCCTACTACACCAACCGCATGGTGTTATGTATGGACATTCTTCTCCAAGTCTCATGCTATTCCTCACTTTCTGCCTTAAGCCACTTAACCAAGCACTGCTTGCACATACTTTTCGGTATCTCATCTCCACTGTCCATAATCTCTTCACACTTATCTTCGTTTTTGCAAAACATACCGTCTAAGTCTTCGGTTTGAAGTGAATATAATAATTCCGCCAGCTCCTCATCCGTCATGCTTCTGATCCGGTCTGCATTGGTCTGTGGCTTCTTCTGGTCTCTAAGAAACGCACCAATTACAGGCATATCCCTGTCTGCAAAAGAGAGATGCTCACTACTTTTCGCAGAATAGATAACCAAAGGATTCTGTCTTCCAGATTTACCGGCTCTTAATACCTCATAATGATTGTTTGAGAGCGGAAGTAATTGCCATCCGTCCTTAACCAGCCATTTTTTTAAATTTTCTAACTTACTGATATGTAACACATTTCTTTTTGCCATATTTCTACCTCACTAAATCCTTTGTTTTAACAGATATCCCTTTAAATTTCCCGGTGCGACAATACTCTGCGGTATCAAAAAACATAATGCATCCATCGTCTTTTCCGGTATCTTCACTTCCTGCAAGTGCTATGCTTACACCGTTTCTTATCAGTGTATTTTTTAACAACATCAGTACCGCTTGTATCTCCTGCTTGGTCTCCTCTGTCATTTCAACTGCTCCCTCCCGAATTTATTACTTTTTCAATGATTTCTTCCCGTAACTGCTCTGCTATATGGTCCCGAACCGATTCCTCTGGGAATGCGATCTGATACGTCCGTTCCTTGATGCGGTTCGTGATCCGGTCATCATACTGCAACGTCTCCAACGGATCATTGCTCGTAAAAATAGTCACTTTTCGGTTTATGTAACGCTCATTGATGATTTGATACATCTTGTCGTTGATCCAGTCCGCTGGTCTCTCCACTCCGAAATCATCAATTACAAGAATGTCTGTGGTGTAAAGTGCGTCTAAAAGCTGGTTCTCACTGTATTCTGTATCTCTCCGCCATGTATTCTTAATCTCTTGCAGGATGGTCAGTGACACTGCAAACTTCACTGCATAGTTTTTCATCAGCTCATTTGCAATCCCGGCAGCAATCCTCGTCTTGCCGCTTCCCTTTGTCCTCGACCAGATATACAATCCCATGCCTCTTTCCTTCTGGCTCTCGAAATCATCCAGATATGTTTTTATGATTTTACAGGCATCTGACACCATTTTTTTACTTTCCTGCTTCCTGTACACATCCATCCGAAACGATCTCAGATCCATCCCACGGAATGCCTCCGGTATATCTGCGAATCGCAACCGCCTTGACATGACCGCTTTTTCACGGCATTTACACGGTACTGCTATTTCAACTCCGTCTTTTATTTTCAAGATCCACTCCCGACCTTCGCAAATTGGACACACATCAGAATCCTTGGAAGTCTCCGGTGTCTCCGCATTCCTGCATAAGTTCGTTGAGTGATTTTTCATGTGTTCCAGTATCTCTGCCAACTGATCCATCGTTCTCTCCTTTCAGATACTGCATAAACAAATTTTCTTTCAAGAAATTCTCTGCATTTTTAATATAACGATCAGGTGTCCTTTTCTTCCGGCAATCAACAGCGTAATTTTGTGCAGCCACTATCAGATCATCTTCCGGCACACCAGCCAGTACCGCATTGCAGTATTCTGTTTCAACAAGAAAGCCAGTACACCGTTTCGGATAGGCCGCGGCAAACTCTCCGAATTTTTCCGTGGGGGATATAGGGGGTGTATTTTGTTTATGTTTATGTCTTTGTTTATTAATAGGTTCACTTTGTGGTTCAAACTGTGGTGCAATTTGCAGTTCACTTTGTGGTTCATCTTGTGGTTCATTTTTACTGTAATTTTGAACCACAAGACTATTTATTTTATATTGTGCCGCAAGATTACCACCGCGCGATTTCCATTCGATGAACCCATCTGTAGCAAGTTTGTTTCTCGCTCTCTTTAACGCTGATGCATTTAATCCAGACCGAAGTCCAAGGACTGACGAGGCTACCGTAAACGTATCTGGCCACCCTGCTTTATTCGCTATGGACATTAACGCATGCCATAAGGCGATTGCAGTGTTGGGCTGCGGGTTTAGTTCGAGCCTGTCGTAAAATGCTTTTATCTCAGCTAAATAGTTCAAGTTTCCACCTCCCGAATCCGAACTTCAATCCGTGGATTTTCAGCATCTATACGAAATTCATCAGAGAATCCACAGATCTGCTCCCAGCCATCATTTTTTAATACATGGCAGTTAACTAATGCATCCTGGATCACTTTTCTGCCGAATGACGATATATTGTCCAGATCACGCCTTTTATTCTTTTCCACCCACAGATATTCCATAAATACTTTTTTATTGATATTTACGTCTCTCAGGCACTTTCTGATGCACACAGAAACAATAGCTTCATTCTGCTTTTTCATCTCTCCGCCTTTATATCTGCTTGCCTTATCCGCACGGATAAAATCATTCAAGTTATCCAGTCGTCCCGGTATTATCAGTAGGTACTCCAACTTTTCGCCACCTTTCAAATGTCATTTTCATATTTAAACGTTTTTTCAGTATCGCTCTTGCACGGTGCAGCTCTTTTGAAAGATATTCATCCAGTTCTTTTTCATCTACTGGATCTCCCGGAACTGGTCTGTAATATCCATTTCCAACATTGATAATGCAGTCATCCTTTGTATTTGCTGTCTCTATCTGCTTTCGCAGCTTTCTATCTTCAAATGGATTATAAAGTCTCGGTAATGGTTTCAAATGTCCGCAGGGAATGTCATTTATTGTTTTCATTTATCCCCTTTCCTCTCCGGGACTAACCCCGGAGATAATAACCAGCTTCCAATAATTCGTGATATATTATTTTCTGCATGAATAGGTTTCTTTCTGCCATTTGGCAAGGTGTTTCAACCCTATAAATCCTTTACAACAATTCCATAGACCTTATACATCTCTCGAAACCGGATCACTCCAAGGCTGTGTGCCAGTGTGTGGTGTTCTCTGCACAAACAGATTTTTTTATAACTGGAATCATCTACTTTTGTCCTGTCATTACCCATTCCGATTGCATCCTCATGATGAATCTCTCCATCTTTTCCGCAGATTGCACATTTTTTATGTATCAGACAATAGTAAAGGTATCTTCCTATATCATCTGTACGATCTATTGCATTGTCTGAAAGCGGTATCCCCCATTCCAAACAAAATTCAATCAGAAAGCTAATAAAGTCTCTTGCTGTATCCATTGAACAATTTGAAAGACTGATATGTTCTACTCCTGTTCGCACTGTATATTCATTCTTAAGTCTTTCTTTCGCTTCTTCTGGTAGATATCCTGTCCAGTCTGCAATATCCCCTATCGTGGCATATGCCTTTTTTCTCTGCTCTGCCGATATGTGTCTGCCATCATCAAACCGGATCTCAGCATTTCTAATTTTCTTTCTTTGGAACATGTCCCCAAGCTTCAGATCTGGAACAGATACAACCAAAACTGTACCGTCTTTCTGCTCTCGGTATTGGTTAATCTTTACAAGCGCATGCATTATGCATCACCCTTTTTTCCGGCATTTGCTGCAATCGTGACTTCAAGTTTTCTCATGCATTTATTCCACTGATTAATATCAAGTTCCTGTAATGTATTTACATGAAACAGCTCAACAATTGTATCCATTGATACATCCGCTTCTTTCAGTTTTCCGAGTAGAACCTGGTATTTCACATCATCAATTTTCTGAGACGGATATTGTTTAAATACAATGTTCATCTCCTGATCTACAATTTCCAATTCATCAATTTTGCCATCCGAGGAATATTTAATAAGATTTACAAAAAACTTATCTCTTGTAGAAGATTTTCCATTATTGTCTGTTTTAATATGACAATTGGCTGCCGGAATCCATATAAAAGGTGCCGTGTATAATTCTCTTCCAATTCCATGCTTTACACATGCCCTCTTAAATGCATCCGATGCTCGTCCCTTTTCTTTTGCTGTATAAGATGCAGTTCCTACATCCTCTTTAGAAATCCACATCTTCTTTTCGTTATCCCATGCAGAAATAATGCAATATAAATCTCCATCGATTACTTCATATCTGTCCTGCCATCCGAGCGCTCCATATTTTTCATCAAGCCTTTTTTGTCCATCTCTGGAAGTGACATACAACAGCAACGACAATCCTTTTTCTGAAATCTGCTGAACTCTGCAACTGATTTCATTTGCATTTAAAAAATTATTTTCCATTATCTTGCCTCTCAATCTTCGATATAAACTCTCATATCATCCAGGCATCTATCGCAATAATAATCTCCTCTAATCTGTACTGCTGTATCATCCTGGATGTGTTCACCGCAACATATACATTTTGGTCTACGCTCAAGCCATTCTCCTTGATTCCGATCTCTGTCTTTCCACAAATCGTAACTATCATTCATATCTGTGAGAAAATCCCTCCCCATCATCGTCTGTGTTGGTAATCAGCTTTCTTGTACCATACACAAATTCACCATGAATACTTCCGTCGGTATGCCATGAGACTTCACCGGCTTCTATGCCTAAATCTTCCAGTGTTCTTTCAAATTCTGCCAGTGCATCCTTGAGTATTCCTAAATCCTTCCATGTCAAACTAGGCGCTGCCATTTAAAAATTCCTCCATTTCCATCTGTCTGAAATCTGTAGCTAAAACCATGTATCTGACCGCTTTCTCTTGCTGTTGCTTCATGTACTGCTCGTCCCGGCATTCTTCACACATGTTTCCTTCGCCTGGATCTAAACTGCATCCACAGATTCTGCATTTTCTGTAAAACATAAAATCACGCTTTCCAAAAACCTAACTACGTGTTACAATAAACGCAGAAATACTTTTGTATTCCTACGTTTAAATAGCACCTGCGTTCGCCAAAACATTCAGGGTGCTATTTTTTTGTCCTCAAATTCCCCAAGGAACTCAACATCAGCGTCAAGCTTGTCCTTCCGGCGGATCATGTAAAAGTATGCTTTCCGCTTTTCTTCCAGGCGGTTCTCCACATCCATGATCGCAACTCCAATAAGTGCAACCGCCGCACCTAGGGCTATTGCAATCAGCAGAAAAACATAATACATTCCATCCGCATCGAGCATTCCACCAAGAAACACGATCACAAGTCCAATAGATATAAAAACTTTTGCCACATTTTTCATGATTTTTTGTTTTCCTCTTTTACGATCTCGTAATCACATTCGCTGGAAATTTTTATTTTTTTATTTTCGCTGTCTCTGGCGATGGAGTTGTCCCACATATCCTGCACCGTGGAGTTGTCCCTCATATTCTGCACCGTGGAGTTGTCCAACATATTCTGCACCGTGGAGTTGTCCCTCATATTCTGCACCGTGGAGTTGTCCCTCATATTCTGCACCGTGGAGTTGTTCCTCATATTCTGCACCGTGGAGTTGTCCCACATATTCTGCACCGTGGAGTTGTCCAACATATTCTGCACCGTGGAGTTGTTCCACATATTCTGCACCGTGGAGTTGTTCCACATATTCTGCACCGTGGAGTTGTCCAACATATTCTGCACCGTGGAGTTGCTACTCATATTCTGCACCGTGGAGTTGCCACTCATATTCTGCACCGTGGAGTTGCTACTCATATTCTGCACCGTGGAGTTGTCCAACATCGCTTTCACGTCTTTTAGCATATTTTTGACTTTGCATCGTTTCAACCTGTAATATCCACTGCTCAGTTCCTCGATTTCTTCATCAATTCTGACGTGTTCTTTCCACCAGTCCTTGACAGCTTTTCTAAACTCATCAAAATATCTATCCTTGTCGTTCTCGAACCATTCTGGCAGAATGTCCTGATCCACGTTTTCTTTCCAAGTGTCTGGATCTGTCCACCACTCTTCGTTAGGTGGTAAAAGTTCCACTCTCACGAAAACACGCATTGCATTTTCTATGTTGTCCTCAATTCCAAGGCTTTCCAGTAAATCACTGTGGCTGTCGTTTGCTCCCTCTGCTATTACACAACGATTTTTCAATATCAATCCGCTTTTAAATCCGCACATTTTTCTTTTTACTCTCTTTCAAAAATGAATCTAATTTCGGTCGGAATATCAGATATGTGTGTCTGATACCGTCTGACCTGTTGCTACACCATATACACACTGTTTATTCATGATGCCTGGTCCTTAACCACAAGCTTAATTCCTTCCTGTCTTTCGTAAATCTCTAACAGAATGTCCATAATCTTGGCTTTCCTCTCTGGTGTAATTTCCATGTCTGCTTTGTTCATAGGAATCTCCTTTCTCATTATTTAACGCTCCCACACATGGCAATCTGCTTGTCAACTTCCGACTGTTTCTTTGAGATTGCCATACCATCCGCAACACCGAGAATATAGTTGAAGTTTTCTTTGTCCAGCTGTGATACTGTTTCAGCCAGTCTTGTAAGGGATTCTTTCTGTTTTTCGCTCATCTGCTCACTTCCTTTCGTGTTTGTATTACCTTGTGTGATTATAATATCATACTTAGTTGGTCTTGTCAAACATTTTTTAAATATTTTGTTTGACATTGTGTGATTTTTGTACTATTATACTAGTGGGAGGTGATAATAAGTGTATGAGCAAATAAAACAGTTGAGAAAATCGCTTGGAATGTCACAAGAAAAGTTTGCTAAAGAAATTGGTTTAACTAAAAATTTCATATCTTTAGTAGAAACTGGTCAAAGAAATCTATCAACCCAGTCGATTAAACTTATTTGTCAATTGTTTAATGTTGATGTGGAATGGCTAGAGACCGGAAACGGCGAAATGTTCATTCAAAAGACCGAGAATGAAAAGATAGCTGAATTTCTTGCAGATGTTCTGAAAGCCGGGGAAAAAGACCAGCGTTACAGATTCATAGCCGCTATCTCAGAACTGGATGAAAACGACTGGAACACAATCCAGAAGCTAGCAGAAAAGCTTGTAAAGAAGTAAAAAGAAAGACAAGGGCAATGCGCAAACCCTTGTCTTTTTCTTTTATCTTAAAAACCTCTTTATAAATGCATATATGGTTCGGAGATCATCTTCGTCCATGCACTTCTCTATTAATTCTATTATTTTCTCTTTAAGCTCTCCCATATCCAATACCACCTTTCTAATTGATACATAAAGTATACGAACGTATGTTCGAAAAGTCAATAACGCATCCATTTGTTTTTTATCATAAAGTTTCATTTTGCAAAAAAATGTCATAAAAAAATGACAAAAATGTATTGTTTTATAATCATTTTGCTTTATAATTGTAGTATCAAAAGAAAGGGGAGTTCAAAATCATGAACGAATCAAAAGATACTAAAGTATGTAAACACTGTCAATCGGAGATTCCTAAGAAAGCAAAGATATGTCCAGTATGCAAAAAGAAACAAGGTTTACCGAAATGGGCGATTGTTTTAATTGTGATCCTGGTTCTTGCCGCTATCGGTTCTGCTTCTGGTGGAAATTCCGACAATTCAGAAACTACTACCACTTCACAATCATCAAGCACAAACGAAACTCAAAATTCGACACCAGAGGTAAAGGAAGTTGAGACCGAATCAGAGCCAGAAATTGAATATACTGCGGTTGATGTTGACACCATGATGGATGACCTGCAAAGCAATGCAATGAAAGCCGAAGATACTTACAACGACAAATACTTAGAGATCACAGGAAGATTAGCACTCATTGACAGCGACGGAAAATATATCAGTGTATTTTCTCAGTCCGACGAATTTGCAATTCTTGGTGTCCAGTGCTTCATAAAAGATGAAGATGCAAAAGCAAAAGTAATGGATATGTCCATAGGAGACACTGTAACTCTTAAGGTCCATATAAAGGAAGTTGGAGAAGTTATGGCATACGTCGCAGACATTATAGAAATCGAATAGTATACAGTCCCTCTAGTAAATGAGGGACTTTTTTTAAAGGGAGTTAAAAATGAACATAGCAATTTATCCAAGAAAATCAAAAAAAGATGATAATTCAGAATCAATGGAACAGCAAATAGACGATTGTAAAAAGTACATTAATAAAACTTACCATAATGCAAATATAATCGTTTATTCTGGCGATTATGCGATTACAGGGCATAGCACGGCAAAAAGAAAGGACTTTCAGCGCATGATGGATGATGTCAGAGCAGGAAGAATCAATGCAGTTGTTATTATGAGATACGATCGTATAGCAAGAAATATGAGAGATTTCTGTAACCTCTATCACGACATGGAAAGCGCAGGATGCAACTTAATATCAGTGAGTCAGCAGATCGATACTTCCACGCCATACGGAAAGAACTTCATGTACCAGATGGCAAACATGGCAGAATTAGAATGGGCGGTTATATCTGAGCGATACAAAGACACCGCAGCTTATAAAATCCGTGAAGGGAAAGCTTACACTGGCAGAGTGCCCATAGGATTTAAAATAGAGAAAATAGATGGTGTAAAGAAAGTCGTACATGATAATGAGGAACAGACAAGGGCTATCTTTGATTATTTATTAGCAACCAAAAGCAAGCGCGGCACTGTTTTATGGGTACGTGAAAATTTGATTCCAGACTTCACACGTCACAAATTAGACACAATGATAAATTCAGATTTATATATTGGTAAAGTAAGGGAAAATGAAAATTTCTGCGAACCTTATTTTACCAAAGAGCAAATGGAAGAAATAAGAAGTGTCAATCAGATAAAATACGCTCCGTCCGGTCATATATATTTATTCAGTGGATTATTCCGTTGTCCTATATGTGGCAGGAAAATGGCAAGTTTTTACAGCATAGACAGGAAGACCAAAAAGCACCGGCAATATCAAAGATGCTGGTTCGGTGGAAATGAGAAATTGCACAAAACAAAATTAGTGTCAGAAGCAAAAACAGAAAAATATCTTCTTGAAAATCTTGATGCAGCATTAAAAAATCTTGAATTTGATGTAAAAAAAGAAGCAGGTAAACCAAAGCAAAATTTGAATAAAAAACTTAATGATGCGATAGGGGAGCGTGACAGACTGAATTACCTTTTTGAAAAAGGAAGAATTGATATCCCGGAATACGAAAAGAAATACAGTGTCTTATCAGAAAAAATAAATTCCATAACTGAGGAGTTGTCAAACAACAAAGTTGTAAGGATTGAGGAATTTAAGAAGCAGATCCCGGAAGACTGGAAAGAACTTTACGAACAACTAGATCAAAAAGGAAAACAAGAATTTTGGCATAGAATAATAAAAGAAATTTATTTGAATGAAGCCTTTGAAATTACTGGCTTTATATTTTATATCTAGGACTTGTACTAAACATCTATTTCCTAGAGGTTAACATTAATTAGTACAAGTCTATTAAAAATGGCGATTAGAAATTCTAACCGCCATTTATTTTACGCTTTTACAATCGCAGCGTCAAATCCTGCTGCTTTCAATTTTTCCTGCAAGGAAATAGCATTTGCTTTGTTGCGATACGCTCCGACCTGTACACGATAAATAGAATCTTTATCACCTACGCTTGTCTCTGATCCAGAAGTTGCAGCATCGTCATCAGATGTGTTATTGGATGGTTCAATGTACTGCTGTCCTGTAATTCCGTAAACAATCGCACTTGCCATGCTCTTATAATCATACAATGCTACATCGTCCTTATCATCCACAAAGCAACATTCAATCAGCATTGCCGGTGCTTTTGTTTTCCGGAGCACATACAGTTTCTTATTCGTTTTTACACCACGATTTTTAAATCCAAGCTTTGCAATCTCCATAGCTACGCTCTGCGCATAGTTTTTTGATTTGCTGTTATCGCTGTAAATATAAACCTCTGTTCCGGTTGTCTTTTCGTTTCCGTTCATATCTTTAGCACCTGCATTAAAGTGGATAGATACATCAAGATCAGCCGCATGAGCATTGCATTTTCCTACGATGTTACAAAGCACATTGTTTGCGCTTGTGCCATTTTCAACCGTACAGTCATACACGGTGTGACCAAGGCTTTTAAGCTGTTTGATAACCTCATTCTTTACATTTCTTGCTTCTGTGGATTCCCGGATAATTCCGATAGCTCCACATGCTACTTTTCCGTCCGGGTTGTGTCCGGCATGTACATTAATAATCATTCTTCTATTCCTCCTTTTTTTCGATATACTGCTTAAATAACTGATGTAATCCTGTGCTTGCCAATCCGCTAAATAAGCCACTTAATAAGATTGATGCTGTAATTGTCCATCCATTAATCCAAATGGCTAAAAAGACACCTAATACCGCACAAATGGTCGGGATATACTTGTTATCCACATCCTTAATCCATTTCTTCACCACATAGCCTACACAAAGGCAAATGCCTACAATTACCGGCACCATAAATTCTGTCAAAAATCCTAAATCTGTCATGTTTAAATCCTCTCTTTCTGCTTCAGATGAAGCTCTTCAATCTCGTTTTTCATCTTTGTAACCATTCCATTGCCGCCCAGTGCATGATAAGCATCGTACATTTCCATAAAATTCTGGTAGGCATAGGATGGAATTTCTTTGAGAGCCATGTATTTATTATGGTACTCAATCAGTTGCACACGAAGCAAAAGCATTGTTCCTCTGCTATTCGCATCTCTGTCTGACTTCTGATTTTTCAAAAGCCACACTATGTATCCCATAAATGCTGTCAGAACGATAGGCAAAGCAATCGTGTACGTTTCTTTTAACATCTCCATTGGATCATATTCCTTTCTTTTGTATATAAAATATTATATATCTATTCGTTCTACCATTTGTCCCATTTTACTTCGCATAACCAGAGTTTAACTGAGTTAAAACTATATCCAGATTATGATAATATTATTATAAATAATGTTAACATTCCAGTGAACACCGTGCATACTGTTAAAACTAAATTATATACTGCCACAGAAGATTGTTATATTCAATTTTCTCATAATAACGGAAATGTAAATGCAGCTAAAACTGACACCATTGTGTTTTATATTAATAATTCAGATTTTTGTATATTTTCATTTTATGGTTGGATGAAACATAATATATCACCATTATATTTTTTGAAAAAGGGAGATACAGTATCTTTCATAAATGATTTAATTTCAATAGCATTATATTCTGTTATTGGTGTCAAATAAAATTAGCAAGGTAGCTAAACAAGCGTGTATTCAATTACAACAATCATCTTATTAACAGATATGTTGTTAATAACCAATTCAACGCCTTTATAACTCAAAAGAACTTCTACTCTGGCAGAAGATTGATGCGATAATGAATACCAGTTTCCTAATGAATTTCTAAATGTTCCATATATGTTGAGTACATAGTCAACATCACCAGCTTTTATACTTGTGTCAATTATAACGCTCTGCAAATTATCTGCTTTTACAAGATTATAAGTGCGCCTATGAAGATCTTTACCATTTAAAGTTCCCACAACGACATCTTGTGAAGTTATATAAGTTAAACTCTGGTTTACCTCCGTAAAGCCTGCTTCGATTCTATCCTCCAGATCATTCATATTGGCAGCATTAAAAGCATCACCTTCCTGTGAGATTGTTCCCTCATCCCTTGCAACTGTCACAAGCTCTGTGCTTCCATCTTCATTCGTAAGCAGTCGTCGGTTGATGTACTCTGCAATTCGATTTTTCCATGTTTTCTTTGTAAATCCCATAACATATCCTCTCTTCCTATAATAATAGTCCGGTATCATCTCCGGCATATATCTCTGATCCACAGTAATAATTGAAGTTGTTAAGTAAAATGCCATACACATCATCCAATATTTTTTCAATATCATTTATCTTTTGGTATGTATTAACTGGCATACTCGGTGTCTGCGGCGTGTCTCCATGAATCATGTACGCATTTCTGATAACCTCTGTGTTATTTATGACTGATATTAAAAATGTCTCATTTGGATGTTCTGGAACGTCTGCAACCGTAAGATTAAGTTCCAGAACATCTGATAATAACTTTGTGTTATTCTGGATTCTCTGCATATCTGATCGATTCAGTGCGCCTTTCATCCCGGCAAGCCATTCTGTTTTTTCGTCTACATTGAAATTATCCCATCCTTTCTGCAACAACTTCAATATTCGATCCACATCACTCTGTGACCGGTCCGTTACCGGCTGCATCCATATCAGCATAAGCAACCACCTCACTTTTCAGACGTTCGTTTTCTGCTTTCAGTGCTTCATTTTCCTCTGTAAGCTTCATATTCTCTTTTCTAAGTTCCTCGTAATAAGGATTGATTGGATTATAATTCATCAGATCAGTACATCTCCTCCCATATATAATTCAGTTCCTGCAAACACATCCTCGGTAACGACAATTGAGTATCCTCTGCACGTTGCCGTTGCGATAAATCCACCTGTCAAATCAAGAGTCTGGCTCTCAATCAATGTTGTCGATGTCTTACCACCGATGGAATTTATATTCGCCCAATTTCCTACCTGCTCTAAGTCAACCAGGTACTTCATTCCCACCTTTTTTCTTAAGGCATGATAACCCAAAAGATAATCGGCGATATCGGGTAATATATCAGCATTATAAATGGTACATCCACTGTACTTCTTTATATTTTCTGTCTCACCGGATTCGATTTTATCTACACGTTTCTCATAAGAAAAAGTCGTGTTTGCATATTTAATACCTGTAATATGGCACTGTCCGGCAGCCGGCATATTAATGATGAGATAATTTGTTTTTACTTCTTTCAGCGTGCCGGCACTTGCCGTGATGGACGATGAAAGATATGGACTTGAGAATGTGATCTTGGTATCTCCGGCCGGCAATGTTTTCTTATAAATGTCTGAGTTTTTTTCTTCCAATGCATAGTTTTTCATCTCAATATTCACACCAGAGATATATTTTTCAAGAGATACTTTCGTATTTCCATTAAATTTACGATCCGTACCGACAGTGGATTTCACATATCTGTCTGGCTTATAAACCTTGATGGTATCGCTCCGGCTGTCATCCGCAACCGCACCACACGCAAAGCATACCTGTTGCAATGCCTTACGGCACGTCTGAATGGCTAAATAGCCACTTAAAAGTATGTTGCCGACTTCTTCATCAATCGTATATTTTTTAATACCGGCAGTGGCAAATATCGCAATCAGCAGTACTTCTGCACGGACATTGTTATATACCTGTCCGTCATAAAATGTATACTTATCTAATAAACCAACTGCATCAACCAGCTTAAATTTTGCAATATTCTTTGAAAAAGAAAAGTCGTTGATGAAGAATGCTCCCATAGGAATCATGTTTCCGTTCTTAAACTCTGACAATGTAACTTCTTGCGTTTTCTGCACACTCTTCCATGCTCCATTTTCGTTTTCTGCATCAAAATCATTATTCATATCAACAATTGAAATATCCGCTTCGTTGATAGATAAGGTTGCAGAAGTCACATCAATGTCCTCCTGCACCTTGGCTGTCTGAATCATATCCTTATCCCATACGATATATTTTCCATATAAAATATACTGAAGCTTAATATATCTCTGTGGAAAAGTGGTCTTTACAAATTCAATCTCAATTTTTCCGTAATTCTGCACCTGATTATTGCAAACATAAATAAGGCTGTCCGGGTAAAAGGTCTCTGTAATTAATTTTGTACCGGCGATTGTATACCATGTGATTTTCAGCTCTGCTGGTGGTTCATCTTCAAAATAAAGTGTAATCGCTGCGGATGTATGCTGCTCCTTAAATGTGATTGTAAGTTTAGGATTCGTTTCAAAACTACAGTCATTCTTTGATAGACTGTCATTCCAGAACGCAATATCCTGCGGATTGTCCGGCAGCACACTTTTACTTCCATCAAGTATAAATTGGTTCAGTTCGAAAGTCCCATAACCTTCCTGTTCCGTCTGGTCTGCAAATAGTCCAACTGAACCTATGCTTTGATTATCATCTGTTGTAACCGTGGCATCTGATAATGCGGTAACATCTATAAATTTCATTTCTGCCCTGCAATATGTTTTCATAAATGCCCCCTTACGGTGTTCTTGATGGTTTCTTGCTCGTCATTTTCCAAGACAAGCCTTTATACTTCGCTCCGCTGTCCAGTACCTTTTCCACTTCATCTTTAATAGAGGAAAAATACCCATAAAAATCAAACTGCTTGCTTGCATCCGGGAGTGATACATGATGGAATCTGTTCTCGCAATCCGTGATATGATTTATCAGTTTGTCATACAATTCTGCATCATCGATTGTTCCAATTGAGATAGTGTAATTCTTATAAAGTCCGATGCTCTCGATTTTAATATCGCCGTCCTCTGTCCTCTCTGCATACTTTTCCAGAAAGTCCAGAGTCCTCTGGATAGACACCATAGGGATATTATATGTAATTCCATCAATGATAAGTCCTTGCGTGTACTTATGTTTCATCTTATCCCTCCGCTATCCCAAGTCTTATTTCTTCGTCCTGCAAATATGGCAGATTGATTCTTGCGAACTCTTTACCATCCACCTCCAGTACTACTGTCTTTGCACCGCTGTAGTCCGGCATTTTGCTTGCAAGTTTCGATGCAAGGTCGTCCATCCAGCCAGTGTTATTTTCAAGCGGCAGGACAGCTTCTCTTCCGGCTTCGCCGATTTTTGCGATTGTTGCTCCTGTTGTTATTCCTCCGTTAGCTAAATAAGGTATGTTAATAGGTTGGATTTTTTGTAAATTAAATCCTCCGAATTGTTTGCCACCTAATCCGGGTACCCAATCAGGAACAGTAAAACTAATTTTGTTAATTGCTTCTATGCAAGCATTTATAACACCGCATATAGCATTGTATACAGTGTTTAGAGCGCCTATCAGTAGATTGACCGATGCTTTCAAACTTCCCACTATAACATCCCAAACACCAATAAAGAATTTTTTTATACCATTCCATATTTTTTTCCAATTTAATGTAAATACGCCTTCAAGAAAATCCAAAACACCTTGAAATATCTCTTGTAATCCTTCGCCTATTTGTTTGAAATTTTCCCAAAGCTCCATTCCCCATTCTTTTATGGGTTCCCATACGGTTTGTTTAAAATTTTCCCAATCCGCTGCTATTATAAGCACTAAACCTGCTATCAATGCTGCTATAGCTGCAACTACTGCTCCAACGATACCTACCAATGCGAGAAAAATACCAGAAACAATTAATATTCCATTTTTTAGATTTACTCCATTATTTATCAAATCCGCAATTCCTGCTGATATTAAAAGGATTCCAGCAACTACACTGGCTGCAACTGCTCCAAATGCCATAAATGTTCCGACTACCAAGCCAAAAGCAGAAACTAATAATAAGCACGTATTTTGTGCATTTAATCCGTTTTCTCTTATGTCATTAAGTGCAGTTATTAATCCTGCAATAGAAATGACTATCAGAGCAATACCGGCTACCATCGGGCCAAATAAAGCATATAATCCACCGACTGCAAGAGAAGTACCAACGATATACCCTATTAAATTCTCCCAATCAACACCATTCTTCCACATGTCGAACAGGCTATATATAGTCAATGCAAATCCTGCAATAACAACAAGCCATGAAACAATTGTTCCAAGAATTGAACTCATTGCCAATAAATCTGTCAGAAAACTAGCAATTTTCCATGTCAATAAAGCAGCTGCAATCGCTAAGACAATTGGAAGTATTGCTTCAAATAATTTTTTTACATTTTTTACCCACTCAAAATCCTTTTCGGTTAATGGTACTTCTTCATAACCGCTACCAGAAGCTCCTGATGTTCCACCACTACCGCTTCCAGAATCATTTTTCTGCAATACATTCAAGTCATCAAAAGCCGCCAATGCTCCAGCTGCTTTTTTGGCAGAACCGGCTGTTTTATCAAGAGATGCCGCATAGTCTACCTGCTGCTTCTTTGCCTTTGTCCAAGTGCTTTTTCCGCTTATAGCTGCAATAAATCTATTCATAGCATTAATGGCATTTGTAAGCCATGTGCATAAGGTTACGATTGCTGGTGTCAATGCAGATATGATAGGAGCTGTCAATGCTCCAATAGAATTTTTCAATGTAGCCGAAGCACTTGCCATTTCAGACATTTTTCCATTAAATTCAGAAGAATACTTTGCCATGTTCTGTATACCTTCTGTAAATGCCTTGGATATGGTCTGAGATACTTTCATAACCGCACCAAATATTGCAAAACTAACTATTGTCTGCTTTATATGTTTTGCCATGTCAGATATTAAGCCAGAGGATTTTTTTGCTGATTTTCCTACTTTTTCAATGTCTTTTGCACCGGCACCAATAGATTTCTCATTGACAACTGTTTCTCTCATCTTTTGATTAAGAGCTTCCTGTTTACTCTGTACATCAAGAAGCTTTTCAGATACTTTACTATATTCCTCTGTAGTTGTAGGATCTATAAAAGCAGTTCCAGAAGATTCCATTGCGGCAAGCTCGTTTTTTGCATATTTAATTGAGTTTGTTAATTCCTCAACGTCGTATTGCATTCTTTTGAAGGTTGTGCTTTTACTGCTTCCACCTGTTTCTAAGAATTTATCCATTCTGGCAAGAAGTTTATCAAGAGAAGCAGTATCTTTTTCTATCTGCATCTGCACAGCCTTATATTCCTCTGTTGGAATTTTCTGACTCGCCAGCTTTTTCAATGTATTGGAAAGCTTATCAGCTTCTCTTGCAAGCTTCTGAAACTGCGATTCCATCTGCATGAGCTTACTTGATGCTTCTCCATTTTCAATCAACGTTTTTATTCTGATTTCGCCATCATATTCAGCCATGCTAAAACCCTCATTTCTTAAACTGTTTCAATGCTTCCTGTTCTGTTTCTTTCTGCTTTCTTATTTCTTCCATCATGCGATCGTAATCGTCTATCTTTTCTTTTTCTTCGCTGGTATACTCTTTTTCTTGCTGTTCCAGAGCATATTTATTTTGTGCGTTTCTGATTGCATCTTTTTCCTTGGAACTCATGTTCTTTTCAATTTTCTTCTGTCGAATCTCAATTACCTCCATGAGAGAAGATAATCTTCTTGGCATATTCCAGATTAAGCCATTAAATTTCCACCAGTGCATATCTGCTACTGACAAATCAATTCCGTATATCTGCAAGAAATCTGCGTATATTCTCCATTGATCTACATCATAGTCAATAAAACGCTTTGTATTTTTGCTGCTACCGGTATTGTCGTGATACCATCCGTTTAAATACCAGGAAATACATTCATTTAACTCATGGTACTGTGGATGGTCTCTAAGTTCTCCGTATTCATCAGAGAACATAAGATAAAGAATAGAAGTTGTTTTCTCGTACTCATTTATTTCTTTGTCATATTGCAAAATATAAATCTGCATACCTATGCGGAAATCGGTATTTACTTTGTATCCGTTCCATTCAGTAGGCAAATTGTCCAGCATGACATTGTTCATTATTTTGCCCCACGTCTTCTTACATTGTATCTGTTCTGCACCTGTTCAAAACGTTTATTGAAAAGCTTATTCATAACAGGGATAACCTGCTCTACAAACTCCACAATTGCAAGTTCATCCGGTACAATATCTCCGTAAATCTGTTTCATGGCATCTTCGCCAAACAACCCATCTATACTTTCCGTAATCTGCTTAAGATATTTTACACGAATGCTGTTAATTTCTAATGCTGCATCCACATTAATATCATCCACATTCATATCGTCTTTGTGGTTATTTCTCCATTCGGTTGCTTCTTTTTCACAGTTCTGAGATATATTATTTAATTTATCAATTACACCTGCAAACTTCTTAGCTGTGTCTGCATTCGCTGTATCTACTGTTATAACTGTAATAAGATCTCCGTCTTCGTCTTTTATTGCAATTTTTTTTATGCCACTGCTTAATTTAATTTCTTCCATTTTTAACATCCTTTCCTAATGTGGGACACCAAGGAAAGGTAGGCATCCCACATATGCTAATTTATAATTAACACCTATGCAATTGGGTAATCTTCATCCAAAGCCAAAGCGCTTACTTTAGGCGCCCATGAGAATGATCCATCACCAGCAATAGTGATTGTTCCCTGTTCTACATCTCCATTTCCATTAATCTGGATTGTAGACTTTAAGATATCACCACCTGATCCACCAGTGCTTGATGCACATACAGTTACCGGGATACGAATACAATCTCCCGATCCGCTTGTAATATCAGCTTTAAAGAAGCGATAATAATATGTCTCACACTGATCTCCTGTTGGAAGCTTTTTGAAAATGTCGTTAAACACTGTCTGCATTTCATCTGACAAATGTTCTCTTTCCGGGGACATTGAAAATGCATACCCTTTTACAGAGTTGCTTGCATTTTTCATGTTTACGTACTGTGTGCTTTCTGTGTTAGGTCCCCAGTCTTCTGTAAGCTCTGTGAAACCGTCACCCATTTCAGCAAGCTTTTCAGTCGATCCACCCATAAGGCTTCCAATATCCAAAAGTGAAACCATGTTAGTTCTGTCTTTTGCCATGAGTATTCCTCCTATTTTTTATAAAAATATTTAAGCTGCATATTAATTGCTAATTCTGTTGTTTTTCCATCTGCTGTACCACAAAATACATCCGATGTGCGGTTGATTTGTTCTACAACAAAATTTTTATCTTTTAACGTAAATTCTCCACTTTCAAGGAACTTTGCAATATTTTCAAGCAGATTGCTTGCTGCAATATTATCCTTGTTTGTTGTTGGATTGCTTTTGTATACGATCTGGAACGTCATTTGTCCGACATAAGAACCGCTGACATATTTTTTCAAATAAACAGGATCCTGCGCCGGAAAAACTCCAATAGACTGAGTATCTTTTATGCTGTTCCATAAGATTGTTGAATTTGATGGTTTAAAACCGGGTGGGAAATCCGGATAACTATTTATCATATCAAGAATAGCTCTTTGCGCCGTTTCTGCATCAGATACAAGCATTATTTTTGGCTTTTCATCCAAATCATTTACCTCCAATCTCAAACCTTGGTATAAGGCTGTAAATACCGATAGTATTAACTTTGTAGCAATTCCCTTTTTCATTTACCATGTACTGGAAGAATTTACCCGGATAATCGTCTGAATTAATTAATCCAACAGGCAGTTCCCTATCAATAAGAAGTTCATCTTTCTTTGCAATCACTACGAAGTCAAAATCATTACTTCTTAAAGTAAAATGTTTTATCTTTTCTTCTTCGCTCATGTTCTCCCAGTCTGGTGGATTAGCATAATTCAATGTGCCGTCATTCGGGATTTTTACAAGAAAACTATCTGCATCTTTCATTCCAGATTTACTTATGTTCTCTGCCTGTGTAAGCTCGATTCTTACATTTTCAAATAGAGTACCGAAATAATATTCAGTTTCTAAAGTGTCGTTGTAATGCCTGTTATATAAAACCACGGCATCTTTATATCCGATTCCCATAAGCTAAACTCCCATGTACAAAAGGTTTTCATGCCTTGTATCAACCATTCCGGTTAGGTAATTTGATGCAATATCATAGCACTTTCTATTAAGTTCCATTTCTGATTTTGCAATCTCTACCAATGTCGAAGAAGATGCTCCGGCATCATAAGATACTGATTCACTTCCAGAAGTCATGCTCTTAATCATTTTCCCTTTTACAGTTCCGTCCGCATTTGCAATAACACCAAAGTTATTAACTGCCGCGGAGTACTCAGATACATTCTTTAGCAATTCAGCTATTTCGCAGGTACAATCTTTGATATTATCCCACCATGCATCTTCTGATTCTGGCTGAGAATAAAACAAAATCCTGTTTGATGTGATCGCATTGATTCTTCTTTCTGCTTTTCTTTCATATGGAGCAAAGTCTTTTTCGTTTTCAAACAAACTTCCACCATATTTCGTTTGGTAATATTCAAAATCTACATATGACATTGCTCCACACTCCTTACTGCTTTGATAAGATTTCGCTGATAATATCAGCTTTCTTTGTTGCGGTCAGTGAATACCCTTTACTCTCTGCCAGTGCCTTAATTTCTGCAACTGTAAGAGAGTTTAAGTATTCTTCCGTGAGTTCCCCACTAGCATTTACCGCCTGTGTAGTGGGATCTATTCCCCCGGTGTGATTGAAACGTTAGCTACTGCATCAATGTACTCTGCAAAAAGTACAAATCCTAACAGTGCATAAGTTACGCTGGTTGCACGATCGTAATCGCCTTTTACCTTAAATCCGATAAGATTTGTTTCTCCGCTGACAGTGTAAGAAAGACCGGCTTTCTCAAAATCTCCGTCAGATGGATCTACATAATAAGCAACGATGTTGTTCACAGGTGTTGCCAGAACTTTTCCTGCTGGGATTTCGTTGTCAGAGCAAAGGAACATAATGTCTGCTCCGAGGAATCCCTTGACATAGGTAAGTCCAAAGGCTGTCTGCAAAGTAATGTTTGAATCTCCAAGATAATCATAGAAATCCATGATATTTGCAAACACTGCAACTCCTGTAGCAGTTTTGTGCATTGACTTGAACTTATTCTTGACAGATCCAATAGCTTTAGCTACAGCCATCTGGAATGTTTTTGCAGTGTTTGTAAGTGTACCAGTTTTCAGATAGTTGTAGAATTTTGTTGTAATTCCATCCTGCAGGTCTGTCTGGAACTCTTCATCTGTCATTTCACAAGCTACTTCATATCCATGATCCTTGATAGCTTCGATAGAAACTTCTTTTGCATATTTTTCAAGAGTAATCTCTGAATAAGGTTTATCTTTTACCTCGTAATGTGTTCTTGGAATCACATCACCTTCTGCTACAGTTCCGCTCTCTAACGTTCCTTCTGCATATTTGCTTTTAAGAACAGTTCCCGGCTGTTTTCTAATTGCTCTTGAAATTCCAAGAATTTCTCTTAAAGCTTCCCAGTTTCTTTCAAAAGATGTAACAAAATCAATTTCCCTTGCCTTTACATCAATGTCTCCTGTTGTAATCAGTCCTGCGTTTGCTGCAAAGAACTGCAAATTTGTGTTCATCGTTAATCTGTTTTTGTTCATATAAAACTCCTTTACTGTTGGAATAAAGAAATGTTTTCGGCAATTGCTTTCTGACGTTCTGATCTATCTTTGATAGATAAAATGCTCTCTCTTGTTGCATGCTTATCACCACCGGGATCATTTTCATTCGGCTTTGTAAAACGCGCCGGCGGAGTCTGCTTATTTACAAATGCATTTGCATCTGTCTTTTTAGCTTCCTCAATAAGATCACTGAACCCTATCAGCTTTCCATTTCTCACGCTTACGCCTTTGGAAATGTCTTCCATAATGGCTTTCTTTGCAGATTCAGAAGTAAACTCAATTTCCGCAAATGCTTCTTTCAAAAGCTCATTCTTCTCATGCTCTGCGATTTTGGCTTCGTAATCTTTTTTGGAATCCTCTGCCTGTCTCTTCCAGTCATCACGCTCTCTTAAAATGTCTTCCGGACTTTTTCCATCCAACCCTTCAAGCATTCTCTCTGCTGATTCTGCCCTGGTTTTCCACTGTTCGGATTCTGATGAAGCTTTTTTAACTTTGTCTTCCATTTCTTCTTTGGAATACAGCTCTTCACCCATACTCTTTTTAAGAGACTCTTTCTGTTCGTCTGAAACTTCAATTCCGAGTTTCTTTAATTCGTTTGCTACGTTTACCATGTTTCTACCTCTTTCTTTCCAAGTTGTTACTCCGGTCAGTCCGGCACGATTGAGTTGCTATTTACTCCATAGCTGGCAATTGGGAATAAAGGAATCGAACCCTCGACAACCCGGATATAAGCCGTGTCTTCTTCCACTGAATTAATTCCCAAAAATAAAAAAGCACGCCCAAAATAGGACGTGCCATGCATCATCCTATAACTATTCTAGGTTAGCGAACAGAATCCATTTTTCTGTCCGGTACTTTTAATATTCTTTTCAATATATATTTTAACCTATTTTAAACAACTTTTTGTACCATTTTAAAAAGGGCAGATTGCTCCGCCCCTTTTTGCTATTTCCCACCGAAATACCTTCTAAGTACTTCTTTTTCTTCTTCCACAATGCAATCCTTTCTTAATCTGTTGCACTGGTCGTATATATGCTTTCCGTACTCTTCTAATTTGGCTATCATTGCATTTTTATTTTCCAATGTAGGATTTTTAATGTATTCTTTTTTAAGCCCTATATAGTCCTCATACTGCTTTATAACATCCATTTTCAATTACCCCATTCAAAATATCATCTGCTATACCAACGACTTCTTTTCCATAAAGAGACAGAAAATCCGCTACGATTTCCTCTACATCTATTGGAATTTGGCAGTCATATGAAAACGAAGCGCAGTGTACCAACTCATGAGATAGAACTCGCTCTAACAGACTTCCGCTTAATGAATTTGACAAATAAACCGTTCGTTTGTTCCAATCTGTAACACCAAGTGTAATTGTTCCATCTGAACGCATCAAGCATTCACTATTAGGATTTACATATAAAATATTCCATTCAACATCATTGATTTTAAACACTGCGCTCACCTCTTAGATTTTCTGTAACATCATCTGTAATTCATTTCTCCACATCTGCTTTTCTTCCGGTGCTGCATCTGATGTCATTTCAGTAATATCCATCTGCATATCTCGCAAGTAATCTTTTCTTGCTTTTGCACGCTCTTTTTTATCTTCCTCTGAATTTCCATGATGGTTTTCTCTGGTCTCCATATAAGTACGTCTGGAAATACCGGCTTTTCCCTCTCTGGAATCCCTCGGATATGATTTGTCTCCCATCATTCCGGTATCTGTATACATCCTTTTCAGATCTTTTTTATCCATATCTCTCATGTGCTCTGTATCTTCGTAATCATCCGGGTACATGTGATAATATGGTGGTTCATCATATCCTCTTCGTTTTCCTCTGCCCTTAGGTGCGAATCTTCCATTAGCATAACGATACCGATCATAATATCTTCGGTCATCCCCATACTCTAAAAGCTTCTCCATGATATCTGCTTCGTCCGCTTCGTTCATTGCCTTAGTAATTGTGGCATAATACTCTGCTTCTGACAGATCCTTTATCATGTCGATCACTTCTCCCATTTCTTCTGTATTGACATTCTCAATCCCTTTTTCAATCTCACACAAGGATTTTTCAGCAAGGCATTCAAGCATTTTATGAATTCTTTCAATATGCATATACTAGGCCTCCCTTACTACAATCAAATTACTATTCTGCACCTCGATAGTCTGTCCAGATGTATTCTGAACCGCTATTGTGCTGCAGCATTCACAAGGAACATCCACATAAGCCTGTGCTGATACATTGAATAGGTTTTCTACTGCCGCAGGTGTCACGATCATTCTTGTAGACTGTAAAGGCTCTCCGTCAATTGCGATTGCAAGAGAAATAGCTTCCACCGTTCCACCGGTTGGGATCTGGATATTTCCGCTATAAGATACAAGAAATCTGGCTTTGCACTGGTTTGTGATTCCTCTTAATTTAACTACTCCGCTTCCCTGTCTGTGAACGATACATTTTGTTCCGCAAACCGGTGTCTCAGTAAATGCGACATCTTCTCCTTGCAGGACAGTCTGTAAAGCATTGGCTGTAAATTCTGACATAATATTTTCCTCTCTTTCAAAAATATAAGGGCAAACATTGAAGTCTGCCCTTTGTGTTTAAGTAATACTGCTATGCAGACATAATCTTGTCGATTAAGATACTTTAATTATTCAGTTGTCTAACATCCGCATCCATTGTTACAACCGCATCCATACGGAATGTATGTGTTCGGGTTTGGCACCTGGTATGCTGGGATTGGTGATGGATTAACAGCGTTGATAATATGATTTGTCTGTGCTGTCATAGCGGTAGTCAGAAGTGCGTTCTGTCTATCCTGTGATGCTGCAAGTCTCAAATCATTATTTTCTGCCTGCAACGTTGCGATCTTATCCTGGCATAAGTAGTCAAGTATCGCTCTTGTTCCAGCATTCTGGCTGTCGATAATATCTCTCGTGTTGTTGTTCATGGTGTTCTGTAATGCGCAAGTGTTCTGCGCCATGTTGAAGTTTACACCCTGGATAGCTTCACGAGTTTCGCAGCAACAATTTGCAAGCTGAGACTGAATAGCATTTGCATTCTGCATTCCTGCTACTGTGTCCGCATTAATTGCCTGCTGAATGGTGTTAAATCCTGTCAGCATTCCGTTGTTTACTGCATAAAAGCCATCACAAAGACCATTTGTAATGCCATCAAGTTTACTTATGACTGCTGAATTGTCAAATCCTCTCTGGATATCAGCCTGTGTAGCCGCAGTTGCGGTATAACCGCCACCACCATTACCACCGAATCCATAACCGCCCCATCCACCGAATAAGGCAAAGAGAATAATGAGAACCCACCAACCACCATCGCCCCATGCACCATCATTACGGTTTCCACCAGTAACGGCGGCAATGTCCGCTAAACTTGGAGATGAATTAAACATATGTGTTCCTCCTAATAAAATTTATTTATACATAATCTTGCAAGAATAGTATCAATGTTTAAACTGGCTCATGATTTCTTCCGGGTTTAGACCTTTTTCTTTGCACAAATTTCTGGCAAGCTGTTCCAGACCTTTACTGTCTCCACGGTTCATCATGTCGAATGTATTTTTCATGATCGGATTATTTGAAAATTGAGAGTTGCTCATCATTTGACTTAATATCATCTTAGGGTTTCCACCGCACTGTATCATCTGCATTAAATTCATTCAGAATCGCTCTCTTTCTTTGCTCTGGTAGTCCTCTGGGACTGAGTTATTTTAGCTTCTATCTGGTCTAATCGCTCCATTATCGGGGCAAACAATGTTGCCGTGTCTTCTTTCGGTAATTCGTTCTGCTTTCCGTCTAACTGCGGTTTATATGTAACTGTCTGAATAAGCCCATTAGCACCCCACGATTTTATATAAACTTCTGATCCATCTGCTTTCGGGAAAATGGCAAATGGTGCATTCATGGGAACGTCATTCGCTGTGACTTCCTCAACAGAATTAACCATTCTTCCACAAAGTCCAGCTTGTTGCGGCATGATCTGTTGTGGGAATTGCTGTTGAAACTGCTGTGGCTGTTGATATTGAGGATAAGAATACTGGTTATATCTCTGATACTCGTACATAATAAACCTCTCTTTCTATCTTCATTTTATTATTAACAACACAATTGAACCACCCCAGTAAAACCCCATTAAAAGGACACAAAAAAGACACCCTTAACGGATGCCTTTAATGAGGAGAAAGTTATGTGAAATGTTGTCCAGTTACCTTAAGAATTTTATGTTGCATTTTTACGTTAATACGTCCGGCTGTCTTAGTCGAAATATGCATAATTTCTGCACATTCTTCTAGCGACTTTTCTTTCTTCCGTAAATCAAAGAGCGTTTCTTCTGTCGGTGTGAAATCACACAATTCTTTTATATGCTCTTTTTCTTCTTTGGTAAAGCACGTAACAATGTTTTTCATTTGCTTTACCTCATTTGGGGGAGTTTCCGGCTATGACGGTGAGTTGTTATCTCGCTTGAGTTCCACTGCATTAATTAAAGAAAGGTGGATAACCAAGTATGTATGGTTAACACGTTATTATAATAACATATTATTCCACTTTCGTTGTACCATTTTTTTCGATTTTATTTTTATAAGCCGTTGCTCGTCCATTTGCAATCGCAGACTGTTTTTTACTAAATCCAGAAACCTTCGTTCTATCGCCTTGCAATTGAAGATCGTTATTCTTACAGAATGATTGAAGCCTTTTATTCTGCATTCGCAGTTTATATGCCAGTTTATCATATTGAGGTTGCAAGATCTCTTTTACATCTGTTTCTGCAATCATATCAAGTTCCTGTTTCTTGGTCATAATTTCACGCTTTGTTTTGCGAATTTCTCTTTCAAGTAATCTCTGCTTCTGCTGCAAATCATAAAGCTTCTGGCTTTCATCTGCATTTATATTCACATTTCCGTTTTCATCAAGGTACTTATTTACCATGCCTTTTCGCCACGGGCCATGTGAATGTCTGCAATTGTATCCGTGAAGTCCTAAGAGATTTACAACAGTTCCCGTTCCGGTTTTAGGGTCTATGGTATAACCTGTGCTTTCAAGAAGATTCGGAAATCCTGGTTCGCTCCCAATTATTTTATATGCTTTTCCTTGCCAGTGATCGTGAGATGAAATCCCTGTTGGATCCTTTTTATCATATCTGGCACCCGGATGCGCTGATACTAGAACATACTCTATTTTATTTTGCGCAATATAAACGTTCGTCACTTGTGCCGCGGTCTGATTCATAGATGTGACGATGCAACACCTCACTGCCGCTTCAAGAGAACGCTTCGTTCCAGTAGGGTATTCTACCATAACACCAGATTCCGCATATCTATCCAGAACTTCGCAGACTGCACTGCTGTAAGACTGCATTCCAGATGCAACTCTATAATCAACCTCATTCAGCATGTTGAGCAAGTCTTTCTGTGTCTGGTTAATGGTTGTTTTTGTCAAATTATCAAGTTCACCGGATGTCTTTATTAATTCTGCATTCATTGCCAGAATTGCCATATTATTTTTTAGAGGAGATATAATATCTGATGCTGATATCTGCGTCAAGACTTCCTTATCATCTGAGAATGATGTCATAACACTATCCCTTAATAATCTGCGAACCTCATTTCTTGATTTTCCAGACATTTCAGATATTCTTTTTACAATCTCTGTGTTATGCAGTCCCATCTGTTGGAGTTTCCACAATTCTCGGTCGGAAGTTCCTGACAATTCACCGGATTTTATCAATCGTGTTGCAATGTCTGATATAATCCAATTTTCAAGATCCTGATACATCTCAACCAGTTTATCAGTTTTTCCGTAAAAGTAATCCGGTTTAAGCATTATCCTTTCCCAACCTCTCTTTTAACAAGATCTATCCACTGCTTACCGTGATTTTCTTTTGCAGTTTCAAACCATCGCTTACCAGTTCCCGGTGTGTGATATTTTAATTCTGTTCCTGTCGGATATTTCTTTTCTCCACGGTTTGCCCATGATCTACCGTCCTCAGTTAAATAAAGTTCGCCTACATACTGATAATGCGCATAGGGTGTATCTACTGTAATTAATCCGGGTTCTTTTATCTGCGTCTTATTTCTCAAATCGCCCTGCTGCATAGGTGTGTATTTTCTCATGTCGTTTACAACCTGTTCGTCAAGAACATTCTGAGCATTTCTCAAATTTTCATCCATTCGCTTTGTATCAAGCTTAATATTAAAGCTTCCAATGACTTTATTATATTTTATATTAACGCATCCCTTTCTATTACTTATCTAAATAAAACTTAATTGTCTCTATCACAGTCTTTTTCTGAAGCTTTACCTGAACCATCTCCGGCGGTTCAGGTTCAGGGATAATATATCCACCTTTTAAAATACCATTTTTAGAAAGCTCCGGTATCCCTTGAATTATTTTATTCCTCTTCAAACAGACCACCGCTGTTCCTTTCCGCATCTTCCTGCGCTCTCTCTGCAAACATAGCATCTACTTCATCATCATTAAATCCCTCGTATTCCTTAAGGTATTTACGCTTAGAATAAATACCCTGTATCATTAAATTATAAGCTCTTGATCTGTCCTGTTCGAAGCTCGCAAGCAAATCTTTAAAATAAAATATATCTTCGTCCGGTACCTCATCATCCAGTGCATCCACATAGCCGGCAGGGATTCCGTAAAGGTCACAGAATACGTTAATTGCATAAATGAGATTTTTCAACGCTGTTTTTATGCTTTTACGAATATCATTAATCGTCTCTACAGTCTCATTGTCATCGCTCTCAACCTGTGTTGCTGTCAATCTTCCAGATTTTCTATCAAGGATAAACTGCCCCTGTGAGAATCCGCATTTTGTCGAGATCATAGAAAGAACGCTGTTAATGTCTGTGATTCTGTCAGAAGTAAGCATGGTCGGGACGTGTTCTTCAATCGTACTTTTTGAATCCAGCCCTAATTTCAAGCCTTTAACAAACCGAGGAAGCTTTACTGTTGAGACGCGTGTACCACCTTTTCCCTGTTTTGTCAGCGCATTCTCATCAATAAAAGTAATGTGCTGTGAATCCTCAACCTCATTTCCCTTTTTACTCCATGCGATATCGAGATCTCTGAGCTCCATAATTGCATTCGAGAAAATCGAGACACCTTCTGGCGACGAGTAATCGATTGTGTTATTGAATGGAGTTTTCAAATAAGCAAAAAGTGGCTTTTCTATATTCGCAATATGAACAACTTCTTCAATAGAAGACCACTCTGGAACGTCATGCAGCTCTATCTTTTTTCCAAGTGAGTTACTGCTGTTTGACTTGAACGCTCTGTTCTGGATCTCGTAAACGTTCACATCTTCGCCCTCTTTATTTTTTGAGGTCGTGAAATGATGGTATTCAAGCCGGTAATAATACACTTTATCTTTTATAATTCGATTAATAAAGATGCATCCTCTAATATCTCCGTTGCTCGTCTTTTCTGTAATCGCAAAGTCCCACGGCATAATATAATCGATCATGTTGTCTGGGTTCATTGAACCGTTTGGTTTTAAAATTATACCACCAACTCCGAGCATATCTTCGACTTTGTCTCTGATAGATGTGTCAACCATTGCCCTGATGCACTTATTAATAAAATCAGCTCTCTCTGAACCTGTTACGCTCACTGATAAATCCATGCAAGCCTTTTTCGCTGTGTACTGGCAGAGGAATTTTGCGAAATTTATCGTCCTTATGTCATTTTTTTTCGGATCCACCCAAAAAGGACTCCCATTAATGATGTCGTTCCATCTCTGCTGTGAGTTCTCAATCTCTGGAGAAGTGATAAACTCGACATTAAATTCTTTCTCAGCATCTGTTCTAAAAAACTTCATGATCGTCTCCCTTATTTTTTCAAAAAAATTCATTTTTTAATCCTCATAATCGTCGCTGTCTTCATCATCATCATCATAAAGACCGTCATTCCTTCGGCTGGTCATGATAATCCTGTTCAATGCATAAATGTTTGCCATGATCGTATCTTCTTCTAAGGTCGGGTATGCATCCGAAAATGAACCATCTGGAAGCTGCTCATGTTCTGCTTTTACAAACTCTCTTTCTGTATTCGGGCATCGCTCCGGATCAATGACAATCTTATTACATCGCTGCAACCACTCCCAGCAGTAATCTCTTCCTTTTCCGCTCCCCCATCTTTTCTTTGCCCCAATCGCATTAAAACCCCAGTCCTGCATCTCTGCTATTCCGTCCGGTCTGGCAGAATCGCATATAATCTCGACATTCATAAATTTCTTTATCTTTCTGGCAAAGGTAGAGTTTTTACATTTTTTAGAATACACTTCGCCAAAAATATAAAGAGTGTCCGTCTCGTAATCGTAATAGTTCTGGCTGAACACCTGTGGGTGTGTGTATCCGAAGTCCAAACCGTGGTTTACTGTGTCAAATGTCATTAACTCCTCATCCGATATTTTTCGGATTTCTAAATTGTCGAAGATGCCGCCGCCTGTTCCAGTGACTTCTCCGAGATAATTATTTTTATAATATAATGGTTTATGAATCCTGAACCACTCCGCACGCTCGAAGAATCGCTTCCCTAACCATTTTACCGGGACATTATAATAATAACTGTGGCAGATCCGTGTCTGTGGCTTATTTTTACACTCTTCAGTGTACTCATTCATAAAGTTATTTTTTGACTTCGGCGGATTGAAGATTTTTATGTCAAGTGCAGGTGTATCTGCTCGCAGAAATGTATCTTCTATGTTATCCATCTGCTCAACCCCTGCCATCTCGTCGCATTCCTCATGAATTAAAAGCTTAACATAGCCGAATGGCACGTTGAACGATTTCAAGCTGATCGGCTTATCTGCTCCCACAAACATTACCATCTGCCCGGTCGGCTTATACACCGCACACATTGGAGACTGCTTAAAGTCCCAGTTATCCAGATCATTACACCGGATCACGACCTTCATAAACTGATTATAAACTGATCCTCGCAAGTCGACCTTATATCGTCTTGTATATACGACATGCGCCTGTGGGTCCTGTCTGATTGTCTCATATGCAAGATTCCCCCAGAAATTGGACTTAATAGAACCACGCCCACCCTTCGATATGATCTCGTGTATGTCTATCTCTCCAGTAAAAGCTTCATGCACCGTTCTGTAAATTTCCACAAAGTCGGATGTTATGTCTGTGATAGGGATCGTCCAGAGTGCTGCCTTTTCTCTCTTCTCTTTTTCTTCTGCTTCAAGTTTATGCTTTTCTGCAATCGTCAAAGCTTTCTCCAGTCCGTCCATTGCCTTAAGCTGATCGGAAAAGTCCGGGGCGAATCCTAAGCCGTCCACGACTTCGCCCTTCGCTATTTTACTTCTTCGCTCCTGGATTTCTGCAAGCGACATTATATCCCGGTGCTGTTCTTTCTCGATGCGCTCGGTCTGCTTGGCTATATATTCGGAAACGCTAACATTTGCTAGCAATCGAGCCGCCCCTGCGTTAGCTCCATTTTTACTATATCCTGCCTTTATGAACGCCTGTGTGGCATTTCCGCCATTCTTTATATACTCATCTGCAAATGCTTTTTGTTTCGGTGTGAGTTCTCCCTTCATCCACTCACCGCCTTATAAATTTCAAGCAAGCAGAAAATTACTTCCGGGATAGATGCCGTTTTAAGAATCTCAAAGTCTTCTGTTTTCCACTCCTGCTTTTTAGGTTTAAAGGTGTACACTGGCGTAATTATTCTGTAAATTGTGATCATGCGCTTCTGGTCGTCGCTATAAAATTGATTTTGGTTTATTTTTATGATCAGTCCGCACTGGACAATCGCAGTCTGAAGCTTTTTAACTTTTCCTTTTAAATTTGCCAAGGCGCACACCTCCCATCATTTTACTTATAATTTTATTATAAGATATTTTTTAACTGTTTTTGTTCCATTTTTAGGCATAAAAAAAGCGGCTATATTTCAAGCCGTTTTTTCTCGTTTCTTCGTTTTTCTCTTTCTCGTTTTCTTTTCAGCCTCTCCTCTTCTGACATTTTCTGTTTTCTCGGTTTTCTCTTTTTTCTCTCCGGAAATCCTTCTCGCGCCTTATTTTCTTCGCTCCATTCTAATAAACGCCATCCCTTATACTGAGCACTCCCACTTTTATGCTTTCCGAGCAAATATCTTTTAATGTCTCTTATTCCATTAGAAAAAAGATCCGGTTTAATTGGGCTTATGATATCCTCATTGTCAATTGCCCATTTTTTTAAATTGTTAATTCTGTAAACATCACCTCCTGGCGACTGGATCACCCAGCTTTTCGCATTTGCATTTGTGTCTTTTCTGCCTGTGTTCGGCGATTCTTCATATCCGGCATGTGCTTTTTTTAAAACTTCTTTGTTCTGCTCGCTCATTCCGTAAAAATGCCGAAGCTTCGCGGAACACTCTCTACTGCATGTTCTTTCTGTTCCTGATGGCGCAGAGTAAAATTCTTTTCCGCAAATTACACATTTTCTCATGTTTCTTTGTGCTTCTGCTCGGCATTTTACCGAGCAGTATAATTTATTTCGTCCTTTTTCTTTTCCGCAAACCACGCATTTCCCTGGCATTTTTTAATCCTCTAAAAAATAAAGTATATCTTCTGTAACATCTTCGGTTTTATAAGACTTTGTGTAATCGATCATGTCGAGTTCCTGATCCGGCTGCACATTATAATAAACCTTATAAATTTTATCATCAGTCACCATGTACTGATAAAACTCATCTCCATCCCAGCACTCTGCATTTCCGATGATTCTGATTTTATCGTAATTTTCAACATCGCCGTTTTCAGATTCTACTGTTAATTTCTGTAATGGGAATTTTCTCAATTCTCCATAATTTTCCTCTAACCATTTGTTAAAAAGCTCTGTTCTACTCATTTTTTTATCTCCTTTTTTAATTAATGCTCTAGGTTTTTACTGGTCAATTTCCGGTAAAAATTCTCCGGTGTGTAATTCTTCCGCAACGATCCTGTACGCTTTTCGGATTGTGCTAGCTCTGTTCAAAAGATACTCCCAGCCCTGCACGTCTTTCTCTTTCCAGTCTCCCATGTACTCGGATTTCACTTCTTCATCAAGATTAATAAAATCCATGATGTCTGTGTCATGTCTGTTTTCAATTTCCTTCATGAGTTCATCTAACTTTTTGTAACATTTTCTTAATTCTTCCATAGTTTTATCCCCCTCTAAGCTCTTTCTCTTAAGTCTTTAACTGTACAGTTTTTATAAAACTCCTTATATTTTTCAAATGTGTTCTTTTTGCTCCAATCTTTTTGTATTCCGCTTACATTTTCAAAATAGTTTTTATCTCTCTCGTATAAAAGATGTAAAAGATCCTCACGCTTCATCTTGTTAATTTCTGTTTTCGAATAACTATAGATGTTTTTTAATTCTTCCATTTTATTTTCCTCCATGTGTTTTGTTTTCCTTGTTTCTGATATTATAATACACCTAAAATGGTGTACTGTCAATGCTTTTTTACATTATTTTTAAAGTATTTTATTTTTCTGTATCTTCTACATATTTTATTATATTACCCGGCTGCATATCCAGTATATCGCAGATCTTTTCGAGGGTTTTAATCCCTACCATTTCTCCTTTTCGCAATGATTGGATTGCGCTTTCTCCTACGATCTGCTCTTTTCTTAGCCGTGTCGTGTTATATCCGCTTTCTTTCAGCGTTTCTAATACATCAATTTTATATTTAAGCATCTAAACACCTCTCTTTCGTATTTATTATATACCAGATACATTTTTCTTTCAATTAATTTTACACCAAAAAAATACACAATTATCGCTGATATTTTTGCACTTATTTTGGTGTATTTGTATATTGCAATTACACTGTTTTTAGTGTATTATAATATTAACAAAGGAACAGAAAAAAAAACGAAAGTGAGGATTTGAATATGACTGGAGCTATTAAAATCAACGGAACATATGGAGTGAAAATCGGAAATTTACAAGTATTCACTTATGAGGGTGCTGTTAATGCTTATAAAATTTTCTGTGAGCTCTTCAATCGTGACATGACAATGGAAGCGTCAGCGGTTATGAGTGATGCATCACTCGATATGCACAGGATCGGTTTTACTTGGGACGAGATCGAAGCGATTGAATTATCAGTATTATGAGCCGAAACGCTCCGCTCTGGAGAGTCCACCGTGGAACGGTCGCCCGGTGCTGACGATGGAAGACCAGAAAGGGAAAACATGAAAAATTTAAGCGGAAACAACTTGAAACGGCTTTTTATTTTTATCTTGCGTATTTTGCCAATACAGACTTTTTTATGCGTGCGTGGTATTTTTATCCTATGCGTGATAAGAAATCCGTCTATGCGTGTCATGCGTGCGTTATGCTTGCAGTTTAAAATAATATGCGTGTGTCTATGCGTGCAGTTCTATGCGTGAATCAAAGCATCATGCGTATCTGTCCGTTGCTTTCTTCTTCGTACAATCTCCGGCTGTTGAGCATCCTTAATGCCATTTTCTTTTTTCTGTAAAAATGCGTGCGAGAAATCGGCATAATCCCATAGCGTGCTTCCATTTTGTCATATGAGATATTATTTAAAATTGATTCTGCTATTTTATCGCCCAGGTAATTGTCTATGCATGTGCATATCTCTATCGTTTCCTCTCTGCTCATTTTAAAAACCTCCCTATGCGTGACGCCTAAGTTTCTTACAACATTATACCATATATAAGTTCATAAAAACACAATATATTATCTTATTCATGCAACATTATTATATTTTTATTCATTTAATCATTGTTCTTTGATATGTATTTTTTTACCGGTTCTTTCTTGGTTTTTTTAATACTTTTCGGTATGATCTCCTTCTGCTAACAACCACTAATTCACTTTTATTTTCGTAAATTATTAGCCAGCTGTCCGGTATAAGTCCTCTCGACTTCAAAAATATTCTTTCCTGATTTGTCGGTTCTCTTCTTTTATATTCTCTTTTTAACATGTCTCCTCTCCTTTATTTTTCACTAACTGCTTGTCGTCAAACCATTTTATCGTGCCACCGCCAAACTTTACTTCCGGCTGTATGATAATGCTTTTTCCTATATGTTTTACTTCACCGTTTTTTATTGCAGTGAAAAAATGCAATGTTGTTTTATCCATGTTTTCAATACCTCCGTTAAAGTTCAGTTTACCTATCGAACATACTCATCTGTCCAGGTATGTCGTTGCTCTGCATCCACCATAAATATACTTCCTCTCCGCACGTCCACTTTGTGTTCTTTCCTCGGAATCTCCTCATTTCAAGCATCCGATCAAATGCTCTTATATACGCAGTTTTATATTTGGGGAAATCATATATTTCCCGTTCTCTCTGACATTTTTTTGCCAGAGGACAGGCTATACACCCAAGTCTATCATATCCCCAGGAATACATCTCGCAAACCGGTATATTTTCGCCATTGATAACGTTCCATATATCCACTGCTTTCCAGTCAATAATTGGATTAACTACAGTTTTAGCTTTCATCTGGCAGTTTTCAAATAAACGTCTCGTATCGTCATTGTCTGTTATAAGCATTTTTTCATCAGAAACGCCTATGCTTTTATTCGCTGTCTTTCCGAGGACTTCAAATGCACTCCTACTGCTTCTCGCCGAGCTTTCTTCCCATCTAACACCAGTGGCAATCATCCGGTTTGCATTTCCACCTTCTTTCAATTCTGAACAGCAATACCGGACAACCCTCGTTGGTTGCATCAACTTTATAGGAATCAAATTCCACATCGTCACTCGCTGCCCGTTTCCCTTATCATGATAATCTACAGTACACTTAACACCTTTCAATTCTAATCTTCTGAATGTTTCTCTTATATGGTATACCGTAGGTGGCGCATCTACTGTGGTATGTGAATTATGAACCTCAAACGGTATTCCGCTTTGCTCAAACACCCACAGTAATGCGTCCGAATCTTTTCCTCCTGAATACTCGCAAACAAGCGGTTTCCCATAATGGGATATGGACATTTCGCTTGCCAGCCTCACACGATCTATTGATCTCTTAATAAAATCTTCCAACACACAACACTACATTTATCCGTGTGGTAAATTTACAATCTGCCTTATAGTCTTTGGGAGTTATTACCGCTGGCCGTTAGCCTTTTCTGGGGCGATACCTAAGCAGCGTGTTAATAGCTGCTATTTCTCAGGCGAACCATGACATTCCATTCTGGCATTTATCAATTTTTACAACCCGAATTCTGATTCCGGGAAACCTCGTTTCACTAGGATAAGTGTTATTCCTTTCTCATAAACATGTCTTTTATCATAGTTATCACCTAAATTCTAATTTAACTATTTCACTTCCTGCTCAATATTTAAGTTTCTAAACATTGCGCACATCACATCCACAACAATACTGTTTCCAAACTGCTTGTAAAGTTGCGTGTTGCTATTGACTGCTGCCATCTTGGAAATATCTTCATCGGATACTCCCATCAACCTTCCGCATTCTCTTGGTGTCAGCTTTCGGATACGGTATTTAGTGGCAATATGGCTATTTGCATACCCATGTGTGCCAGCTACAAGATTAGCAGATATACCATTGTCAGAGATTACTGTACCGCATTGCGAACCATCACTTGATATTTGACCAACTTTCTCAATTCTGCAAATTTCCTGATTCTGCGCTGTCAATGTTGGACAAACGTTGCCGTTGTTTTGCACCATTCCTCTTCTTGTTTCACTATCGGGATAACTTGCATCAAAGCACCCGCCAACTTCACATTTGATATATCCGTCCTTTGTAGCTTGCTTTATTCTTACTGTTTCCATAAGCAAATTGTCTTTCTGTACACTTGTTAAACAATTGCTTGTGCCTTGCGTATTTATTTCAAGCCTTTGCTCTGTTGGACTTCCTGCCGTTCTGTCTGACGGATTATCTGGATTTCTGCCACGCATCGCAACTATTTGGCTTTCAATAATCATTGGTTCTCTCCCTCCCCCCTGCATCGTTGTTAGAGATGGTCCAACATAATTCTTATCCCAAACATTACCGGCGAAACCGGTGCCGCAATCATCTCCGTATAAATTTTCAAGTCTTTTTAAAACAACTCCTAAATCATGCTGTTCAGCTTTTACACATCTTGATATGGGAAAGATACCCCTTTGGAAATTTTCTGAAACTCCTGTGTAAATACTGCCTATTACTTCCATTCAATCACTCCGTTGCTTCCGTAATTATCAAACCCTTTGTAGTCTCTTGCCCTCAATGTTGTTGCAATATCAATTTGTTTATCTAATGTCGCTCCTTGGTCTTTCAACAACACAGTTTCCATCTGACCGCAAGTTGCTAATTCCTGCATCGTATCTTGCCTTGATACAGTTTGCAATTTCTCTCTGTTGTGGCTTATTGATTGTTCCGTCAACACATGTCTGTCTGTCTGTCTGTCTGTCTGTCTGTCTGTCTGTCTGTCTGTCTGTCTGTCAAGATTGTGTTGTGGTAATGTTCCGTTGTCAATCAACTGTTTTATCAGTTTGTCTGCCTTTTCATTTTTGATGTAATACTTCTCGTCCACATCATATTCAAGGTAATCTTTTAGCTTCTTTTTTAATGGTATCGGCTGTGGGAAATGGTAATTATATTCTCCCAAAAACGAAAACATAAAGCACCTTTCACGGTTTTGTGCAACTCCGTAGTTCTTTGCGTTCAAATCCTGCCAGTAGCTTACATATCCAAGGCTTGTCAGAAAATCAATCCAGTTCTGAAAATCTACCATGTTTGCATCGGCATGTACTTGCGGTACGTTCTCCATGAACAGAATCTGTGGTAACTCACCACCATCATCTCTTATCTCTTTCAAAATACGTTCCACTTCCCACAAAAGACCGGACCGTGTTCCACTGCCTTTTTTCATGCCTGCTTGTTTTCCTGCAACCGATAAATCCGTACAAGGGAATGAATAGGTGAGCAAGTAAGTAAATGCCTCTGTGTCGCAAATATTCAAATCTTCTGCATGAACCTTAGTTATATCCATTGTTGGGAAATTTGTTTCATGCACTGCGTTATAGCTTGCTATGGCATATTTATCAAATTCTACAACTCTATAATGCTCAAATTTTGCACCGATTCTTTCCAGTGCCATTGCCTGTGAACCATATCCGGCAAACAGTTCAATTAATCGTATAGGATTTGTAATACGAATTGGTTCACGTATCATGTCAAAAATGCTTATCTGATTCTGACATTCGTAATCAAACTTATCTAAATCACTCATTTTTTTCAAGGAGACCGCATATGCTTCACTCTGGCCAGAGTCTCGGCTCCTTTCTACATAAAATCTTCTAACCTCATTTGTCCTTTACAATTACCACCGATTGTGGATGGATCCCAGCCAACTCCAATGTAATCAAGAACTTTCGCCCATCCATAGTCATTACCATTTGCATCCTTGCACATGTGAAACATCAGATAATCCCACTCTTTCGGGTTGCTCTCATACAACAGATCAAACCGATGCGGTCGTTTCTCCATGTGGATTCCAAAACCGCACATGCTGCATCCGGTACGTTGTGCCTTAGTTGTGTAGAGCGTCCCATCTGGCTTTTTCTCAATAGTTCCATAAATCTCTGGAATGATGCTGTCAGGCATTTCAAAACTTTGAGATAATCTTCCTTCTTTCAAAAGTCTTTCATGATATTTTTCTTTCAGTCCACCTTTCCACAGTTCGTCCATTTCCAGTGCGAGTTTTAAAATGTCCTGTCTATGAAAGATTGCAAATGGTGCTGATCTGATCGTAGATGCTCCAAAATAGTTACATCCGTTCATCCGCAAGCTCTTGGCACGTCTGCCGCCTTCAGATGCCATCAGCCCCAGATATGGCACGCTGTTATGTTCCTTTCCCCAGTTATCACAGTTCTTTTCCTTGAGATAATAACAGCATTTAGCAGATACAAGGAAGTCTGGCTTCTGGAAATCACACCCTTCATTTTCATTCTCATATCCACCGAACAGCTTTAACCATCTCTGTTTTAGCTGCATTTTAGAGTTTTTCTGCCATCCGCCATATTCTCCAGTCTCTCCAGTAATAATCGCATGGCGGACAGTTTTATTTTTCTCTGACGGATTTTGTAACAATTCTATCTTGGCAGCCACTTCCTTTGAAATGACCGGAAATCCAAATTCCTGTATGACCTTTGGTTTCGTCCAATAAGTACCATCATCCCTTTTCAGCGGTGGCACATTGATAATTCCAAGAGCTTTATGTACTCTCTGTATACTCTTGTCTTCCAGTGTGGATGCACTCACTCCTGGTGCGTCAATTCCGCATACCTCATGTAAAAACAGGTATAAGATTATACTGTCAAGTCCACCGACCGAAACATGGTAATTGAGCAACCTTCCATCACATTCACTCGCGAACTCTTCTGCTCGTATTTGAGCATATTTTCTTTTAAATTCATATGGCTGCTTTTCTTTCTGCATAAAAGATGCTATCTTCTCATATGCTCCGATCCGCTCCATTCTTTCCTGTACTGATTCCATTATCTTTTGGAGTAAAGAGCTCTTTCACGCTGGCCAGCAAACCTCTCACTCCTTTCGATTTACTTCAAAATTTCATCTAAGCAGGCATTCCAACCTACGCTCTTTGCATCTGTCCAAAAGTTACTTATGTAGTGATTTTTGTTATGATTAATTTCTCTTTTCTCCGGCAGTTCCCGGAGCGGACACATATCATGCCGTTTCTGTGTGAATGTGCTTTGTGATAATTTCGAAGCACCATTGTTTAACACATTCATAAGCTGGCATTTTTTTATCCCTTGAAATTCATACTGAAATTTACATTTACTGCACGATTCCGGCATATCCATAATCAAAATTGCTTTAGCCATACCTCACACTCCTTCCGGTTTTTCACACCGCTCAAACGATATTACCCACACATAAGGATTCGCATCCCAACCGTAGCGGTCAATGTCGGATTTCTTAATGGTACTGTTCCAAAGAGTCGAAAACGCATATCTTTTTTCTTCTCCATTCAACACATGAGGATATTCCACCTCTACACCCTCTCTGCTAATCTGCTCAGATGTCATATCCTGCAACCGCTCCACTCTCACATCCGTAACCTTAAGCCAGATACGCGCGGCTTCTTTTGGCATGTGGATGGATGGTTTCCACTTTGTAACATCGGCAATGTCATTTCTTTGCCAATCTTCGTAGTAATAGTATCCGTTCGGTGCCTTTTTCCATGTTTCTCTCACGTACAGTATATCGTCCGTGTGATATGGCGGATTCCATCGTTTGCTTAATTCTTCATCCTTTATATTTTCCGGAAGTTTATATTCTTCGCCCAAAAATTCGTGTGCTCCCTTGTTTGGATATGTCCATTTTCCTATACAACCCTTGTGGCTACCTGCATATGTATAACATAGCCTTGATTGTGGTTGCGGCTTTATCAAACGTCTGGTGCAGGTCTTCCGTCCGTCCAGAATTGCCCGAACCATCTCTGTATTGAATAAAATCGGCAATACCCTACTCATCCTCCGCTTCCTCCGTTTCTTTCTTCTGGCAGTAATACACAATCGGATTGCTCGCATCACAGTCGCAGTTATTCCATTCGATATCTTCTAATGCCCTCTCTTTTGCAATCTGAATGGCTTCCGCTTCTGTATCAGCTTCAATGTCATCATAGTCAATCGTTAATTGTAAACCTACGCCCGCATTCCACTTAGCCATCTACTCCACCTCCTTTTACAATCTTAATAGCCTTTTCATAGGCTATAAGCATTCCTAATTCCTTTGGTTTATCATTTATAATATCATCGAGTACCCTATTTACTGGTACAAGGCTTTTCAGCTTTTCCAACTGCTCCACAACCTTGTCCGGGTCATAGGCGGTCGGCTGTGCATCCACAAAATCAAGAATTGCTTTCATTTGGCTGTTGTTATACTGTCTACCGTTAAAAACCAAGTTATCAGCATCAATCAATCTCATCGTTTTCCCTCCTGTTCCATGCTTCTACAAATTCACCCCAGTCATAAGTACCAGTGCAAAACTCCAAGCCACATTTGCAATGAATGTTAATAGGGTCGCCACCACTATCTGGGTCAATAAATGTCGGGTGTCAATCCATACTTGGCTCATACACATCTTTTTCAATATCTATACTGTGTCCGCAAAACGGGCATGGCTTAAGTTCTTCATTCATTCTTCGTTTTCCTCCCATTTCTCACATGTATCATCCAGTCTCCGAAAATCTGCACAATGTTCACTGTCTCCATTGCAACAAACGCCCTCATATTCAGCGTAGTATTTACATTTACTGCAATATTTTTTTGTTATTGATTCATTCTCCGTCATGACTCTATCTTTCATTTCTGCCAATTCCTCCTGAATGAATTTTGTGTAACCGATTCCACAATTTGTA